TGGGGAAGTTGATATAAAAATCAATGGAACTAGCTTGTTAACTACAAAACCCATTATCAGAAGTAATCATAGTACTGCGTCTGCACATAAGACAACTAAAGTATCTGGTGATACGGAAATTACCCAAGCTGAGATAAATCCCGATGCTCGGAGTTTTTCGGCAGGGGATGTTTTTACTTTTGATTTTGATTTAACTAGAACTGCGACTCCTACTACGGAAATGAGTAATCTTGTTGTAGTAGTGGAACTTGAAGAGTCGAGACCAATTCGTTAATAGGAGATAATTTCAATGAGTATTGAAAAGATTAGGCTTTTAAAGACAGTAAAAGCAGGGAGTAAGGTATGGGTACAGGGTTCTGAAATTTCTTCACCTATTCCTCCTGTTCTTTTACAGGAGATTAAGTTGAATAAGAACACTGTTGAAATACTTAAAATTACTCCAGACAATGTAGTAGGAGGGGAATCTAGTGACAAAAACACTAGTTCCCTTCCTATTGTCAAATTGAAAACTATACGTCCGCGAAAGAGTAAAGTTTAATGGATCAAGATGAACTTATTGATACTCTTGTAACAGAAGTCAAGGGGTTGTCAAACTATTTGACTAACCCTGATGACTACGCAAATGCTATTTCGGATGCTACTCGTGAGACTGGGTGGGCATTGCCTGTTACGACAGATTTTCGGATTTACTGGCTAAAAGACAGAGCTAAACGTCATTTGTTTTTTTACTTGATGTCTGAGAGTGCTTATAAGTTCAAGTTTGAAAATATCAATCTTCAGCAACGATTTGAGCATCTTCGAGTTTTAATTGATTACATGGATAAAGCTTTTATTGTTGCTCAAGAATCAAATCCGACTGAATTTGCTAATGTAGATTCTTTTCAATTATTTGGGTCAAAGATAGATGCTGGATTCTTGTATGAGAATGAAACTGGTGTTGATTTGACTTATGACGATGATTACAATGTTGTCCAAATAAAACCTGATGA